CTGCCAATTTAAAGGCGGTATTGGAACATTAATAAATCAAATTACTGATGGTGATTTAGCAAATTACAGTGATTGGTTTGAAGAGTCAACAAACATGTTATCCAGATTAAATAATTTATTTAAAGAAAAGCCAAAAGAAAAACCTGATGTAATAATTACAGAATCAATGCTTAGCGCTTTTGTGGATCCCCCAAAAGAAATTTTATTGGCTAGGGGTATTCTGCAATCAGCGGCCAAACACCATGAGGTTTTATGGAACGCGCCAAAAGATAATTGGATACTCCCAATTAGAAATGTTATTGGCGGTGTTTTACTTGGTTGGCAAGAAAAAGGAACAACCAGTAGGTTATTTAGAAACTATCCCCCTAGAATGCAAAAAAGTTTAAGTTTATTTGGGTACCAGCAATATCAAGGTGGAAACATGATTGTTGTTGAATCCCCTTTAGATGTAGCTCGTTTAACTTCCGTTGGAGTTTCTGGGGGTGTAGCAACATACGGCACACAGATCTCTAGCACTCAATTTAACGCCATGCGCGGAGCTGAGAGGCTAATCATTGCAATGGATAACGATGATGCGGGCAGAAAGGCCTCCTATGCCCTCTATGACATGTGTTGTGAGCACGGCAAAGAGGCTTGGTTTTTTGACTACCAACACACCGATATGAAAGATGTTGGGGGAATGAGCAAGGTTGAGATAGAGTCTGGTCTTGAAAACGCAAAACACATTACGAGAGGGACAAAATGATTATTGGTTTAGCTGGTTACGCTGGTGCAGGAAAAGACACGGTAGGAAATATTCTTAGTGAAAAACATGGATACCGACGTATTGCTTTTGCGGACAAAGTTCGAGGTCTTGCATATGACATTAATCCAATAATTGATGGAAAACAACGTTTGCAAAATATTGTTACAGAAATTGGTTGGGATGAAGCAAAACAACATCCAGAAGTTAGACGAGTTTTACAAGATACCGGCCTTGCTGGTCGTAATTTTTTAGGTGAAGATATTTGGATTTGGGAAGCTTTAGGTGAAACTGTTTTTAAAGAGGGTGCCATGGGTAATCCAATGGAAGAACAAGAACAGGGGTCTATTAAAGAAAACATTGTTATTACAGATGTTCGTTTTGAAAACGAAGCCAGATTTATTAAAGATTTTGGTGGAGTTGTTTGGCAAGTTGTTAGAGAAGGTGTTTCACCGGTCAACGATCACATTTCAGAAACAGACTTGATTGGTTTTAATTTTGATAAAACCATTACTAACAATGGTGATTTAGAAAACCTAGAGGCGCAGATTGACATTTAAAGGAACACTGCTTCCTTATCAACCCGAGGCCGTAGATCGCATGTGCGAGCGCAACAAAGTTCTTGTTGCCTACGATCTTGGTTTAGGTAAAACAGTTTTAACAATTGCTGCTATTGAACGTTTAATGGATGAGCGGAAAATAACAGAGCCTGGCCTTATAATTTGTTTATCCTCACTTAAATACCAGTGGGCTAATCAGATTGAGAAATTTACAGATGGAACTTCACACTCTTTGGTTATTGATGGAACGCCGAAGAAAAGAGCAGAACAGTACGCTGAAGCCATGGACTGGCGGAATTCAGGAATTGATTACATCATTCTTAACTACGAGCAAATTGTTAACGACTGGAAGTTCATTGAGGATTTACCAAGAGGATTTGTCGTCTGCGATGAAGCAACAGCAATCAAATCTTTTAGATCAAAACGATCTAAAGCCGTAAAAAAATTATCAAATGCGCCGTATCGTTTTGCGCTTACTGGTACGCCTATTGAAAATGGAAAACCTGAAGAGCTTTATTCTATTATGCAATTTGTTGACTCTAGCGTATTGGGTCGTTTTGATATCTTTGATTCTGCTTTTATTGTTCGTAACAGCTGGGGCGCTGTTCAACATTATAGGAACCTTCCTGTACTTCACACAAAAATGAAAGAAGTCTGCGTTCGCAAAGCGCAGAAAGATCCGGATGTTGCACCGTTTTTGCCAGCAACAATTCACAAAGAACCGGCTCTTATAACTCTTGATAGAAACTCATCAAAACTTTACTTTAAAATTGCAAATGATTTAATTGACGACCTTGACGAAGCCCAAAATCTTTTTGGTTCTTCTTTTAATATATTGGCTCATTATGGTTTTGAAAGAAAAGCCGGTGGGCCCGAAGATGAAATACGTGGACGCATTATGGCTAAGGTTGGTTGTTTAAAAATGCTTTGTTCACACCCAGATCTTCTTCGCACTAGCTCTAAAAAATATTTATTGGGGGCGGGAGAAGGTTCTCAATATGCACATGCATTAGTAGAGTCTGGTTATTTGGATAACGTTACAGGTTCTAAAAAACTTGATTATTTAATTCAATACGTAAAAGATTTTTTAGATCAAAATGATTCAAATAAAGTGGTCATATTTGCAACATACGTAGATATGTTAGGTAAAATTGCTGAAGCTTTAGGTAAAGATCAATGCAAATTATATTCAGGAAAATTAGATGCAAAAACAAAGGAGGAGAACAAAATTGCTTTTAACAATGATCCTTCAATCCGTGTGCTTATTAGCAGTGACGCTGGCGGTTATGGCGTGGATTTACCTGCTGCTAATTTACTCATTAACTATGATTTACCGTGGTCGTCGGGTGCGGCAACTCAGCGCAATGGTCGAATCCAGAGAGCTTCCTCCACGTGGAAGACAATTGTTATTCAAGACATCCTTACAACCGGTTCAATTGAAGAAAGGCAATACGATGCCCTACAGCAAAAAAGCGCAGTTGCTAGCGCGGTAATTGATGGGGAAGGTATTGATGAGCAAGGGGGCATACCAATGACCGTAGGTAGCCTAAAACAGTTTTTAGCCCTGTCGTCTGTGTAGTAGTATTCCAACCAAAGAAGAGGAGATCTAATGGATGCACTTGTTTTATTATTATCTTTTTGCCAAGAGTCTTTAATGGCTCTTTTATTATCTTTATTTGCTTTATTGGGGATTTAGACACCAAAAGGGGTTAAACTATTTGGATGCCTAACGCACCAAAGACACCCACACGTACTATTCGCGTGCCCGATGACCTATGGAAAGCTGTTCAAAAAAAGGCAGCTGAAGAGTGCGTCACTGTAACGAGCGTGATTATTCAAGCTCTAGAGGTTTATCTAAAGGAAACAAAATAAATGGGTAAACATCAAGACAAAGTGGCCGCTGCATTAAAATGGCGTCAAGATAATATGCCAAAAGGCGGGGGGCATAAAAAACCAGGTTCCATGAATCCTCGTAAAACTGGTTTTAGAAACTATAACGCTTCCGAAGCTAGGCGAATACTTAGTAAATAATTGACTTAAACCTCCCCACCGATTACTGTTGGTTATATACAAACGGGGGGGTAAAAATGAGTCTTGAAAGTATTAAACCAACGCTTAGACAATTTTTGGCATTAAAAGCCGAAGCTGAATTAATTACAAATAGAGTAAATGACTTAAAAAAGATTCTCATTGAAGAAGTAGAAAATTATGGCGAAGAAGGAATGAACGGCCATATTTATTTAAACATTGATGATGATATTAAGGGATCCCTTACACTCACTAAACAACGCAAGGTTTCAAACCCACTTGATATTGAAATAGCAGAAAAGCTTCTTGAAGAACGTGGTATTAAAAATGAGTGCATTAAAATGATTCCAACACTTGATGATTCAGCAATTATGGCAGCTCATTACACAGGAAAACTTTCAGAAGAAGATATTGATGCAATGTTTCCCGCCAAAGTTAGTTGGGCATTTATTTTAAAATGACAGATTTTATTGACGCTACTTTTTCAGACCAAGATTCTTATTATCCCGGTAGTAAAAAAAATCGTAATCAAATTATAAAAAAACAACCAGCGGTAAAAGAAACGTTAACTTGGGACGCGCACCCATTTAAAAAACCATTGCCAAATGGTAAAGAAATTGAATTATTTACCATTGGCGCATTAGCAATGGCGGTTGATCGACCGGTAATAACTATACGATCATGGATGAAAGAGGGATACATACCTCAAGCTCCATATAGATTGCCCGGTAAGACTGATAAAAACGGAAAGCAAACAGCTGGACGCCGGCTTTGGTCGCGGGCAATGATTGAAAATCTTGTAAAGGTGCTAGAGAAAAATGGACTTTTATATGTCCGTCGTATAGAGTGGCCTTTACATCGACAGCTCAGTAATGAGATTGCCGAGACATGGAATAACATCCGTGAAGAAGAAACTAAATAAACAGTCAAACAGTCAAACAGTTAAGGAAAATAAAAATGGCAGTACAACGTGATGAATATGTAGCAGAAGTAAGTCCAGAAGAACTTGCCGCTGAACAAGCAATTGAAGATCGTCCAGTAGCAAGCACAACAGCTGTAGCATCTGGTTGGGGCGCAGCCTCTATCCCAGACGGAGAAGGGTTTCCAGAGGAATTTAAATTCCTTGATGGAGAATACAAAATTGTTAAATTTATTGACCCAAGCAATGCGGGTCCTTTTGCGGTTTACCGTCAACATTGGTTAACTCAAATTACAACAGGTAAGCGTTCGTACATTTCCCCAGGGCCAAATGATCCACTTTCAGTTCGCCTCGGCAGTAAGCCAACAACCAAGTACGCATTTACTGTTGTAAATCTAAGCGAGCCAGATGGTTTTAAGCGACAGATCCTTGTTGCTGGAAACCGTTTATTTGGCATGTTAAAAGAAGCAAATTCAAATGCAAAGTCAGGTCCACTAACTAATGGTTATTGGGCTCTTACACGCACGGGAAAACTTCAATCAATTAGTTATGCGGTAAATCCAGTTAAAGAACGTGATCTTCAGGAAGACTGGGGTGTTGATCCAGTTAAGGCTGAGGAATTTATTAAGGCTGTAAAGCCATATGAAAAATCAGCAATTCGTATTTCATCATACGAAGAGCTAGAAAAAGTTGCTGATTCCCTTTCATAATAACTAGATGTCAGAGGGCTAGTATATGGTTACCCCCATTACTAGCCTTTTGATTTTTATACGGAGATAATTTGGAACACATAATTACAACACCAAAGCAATTGCAAGAGATGATTAATTATTATCTTAAGCAAGACGCTTTTGCGTTTGACGTTGAAACCGTTGGTGAAAGGCGAGAAGTACCTGCGGTTAACGAAGTAATGTGGATCAGTTTTTCAACACACGGCCGGGCTGACGTGATCCCCATGGGTCACCCAAACGGTGAATTTCTTGCCGAAACCTTTCCTTTAACAAACGCTGGTGAAAAAAGAGTTGCCGCCGGTCTTCCTTTAAGACCTAGTGATTACTCAATTAATAAAAAAATTGCTACTAAAAGCTTTGGCGAAGCCCCACAGCAAATGTATCCAAAAGAAGTATTTAAAGCACTGCAACCGCTATTATTTAATGATTCAATTTTAAAAATAGGTCACAA